GGCTGTTCCAACAGCTGTGCTTCCTATGTCTAAAGCGTTCAATTCTCCTACTACTGCGGTTATACCATCTAAAGCGTTAAGTTCTGCTGCAGTAGATGTAACACCATCTAAGATGTTAAGTTCTGCTGCTGTCGATGTAACTGCTGTACTTCCTATAACAAGACCACTAGCGGGAACAACAACTCTTGCTGCACCACCTAATATCAAATCATCGGCAGAAGTATCCCATAACATATATGCACTTGCTGTGTCTCCAAAGAATTTTGTATCATATCCTTGTCCGTCAACACCACTTGTGAATGCTGCATCAATTTGTACAGCACCATCAATATTAACAGTGTCTAAATTAGATAAACCATCAATATCTATTGCACCACTGACTGTTGCGTCACCGGTAAGTGCTAAGGTAGAGCCATCAAAGGTAAGGTTTGCCTCACCATTAATACCTGATGAACCTGAAGCGGTCATTACTCGGTTGTTTGTGCCATTAGCCATTGAGATGTCTCCACCCAATGCACTAAGACTTTGTACTGCTGTACTTCCATCCCCTATATACATCTTGTTTTCATCAACAACGAATATAGGTTCTCCTGCTACGGGAGTGAAGCCAGTTCTTTGGGCTTCATTTCCTCTTTTTATTTGTATTACGTTTGCCATTTTTATTTACTTTCTTAGAAAGTTCCTCCATCCATCGTTGCATTTGTTAGTTTAGCTTTATTGATTGTGATTTCATCGTTATTACCGCCTGTACCATCATCCGAAGTATCTATGCTGCCTATTTCGGTTCCTGTTGCATCATTAAATACAATCTTACCTAGTGCTGGAGTTATTACCACCTTATCGGGCATTTGGTTCAACCTCCAGTTTAGCATCCTGTCTTCTACCGATAACAGTCCAGTCAAATCTAATAGCATTGTTGGTATTAGTTTTCACATGAAATCCATCATCGTTTCGCTTAACTATCCATACATTATAGTTACCATGAGCGGTAAGACTAATAGTATAGTCTCTACCTACCATTTTGAACCAGTAGTCCGGCAACTCTATTCCGACCATTCTTTTTTTATATTCATTATCAGTGTAATCTCCAATATGTGTTGTACCACGAGCATACATTCCATATTCGGGACCCTCAAGGCATCCATACACTAGACGTTTTGTTTCATCCAAAGGATGTGGGATATTAAAAGATTTTGTCGTTGCTTCTAAATGTCCCGTTATTGAGACGGCTGCGTTTGTTGAAACTGAGTCTCCTCCCCTTATGGTCAGAGCCGTTGTTCCCGTACTAGCATTTGAACCATCTCCCGCTGTACCTAAACAACTGATAGATGTTAAACCAGCTATCGTTGTTGATGACGCTCCTAAAGATATAGCCGTACTTCCAACTGTAACTGCACTATTAGAAAGTTTAGCATTTACTATACTTCCTGCAAGCATTGTATTAGTCACTGTACCGCTATCTCCAGTATTAATAATAGGATAATAGGTCGATGCAGCAATTGTTGGTTGTATAGACCATTTATCTGTGCTTTCGTCCCATACTATTCTAGTATTGGCACTGTCCCCCCTCTCGACTTCAATACCTGCGTCTTCAGAAGGTGTCCCTGTTGCGTCATTGTTTAATATAAAAATGTTATCGTTAAGTGTAACGTTTGTAGTGTTTATAGATGTAGCGGTTCCACTAACTGTTAGGTTACCGTCCACAACCATATTACCATTGGCAGTGATTGTACTACTGGAGTTTCCAAATTCTACATCTCCACCTGCACTATTAACATAAATTGTAGCGCCACTACCCCCGCTACGAGCTTGAATCTCATTTGCATCCAATCCCATATTAGCTGCACTATCAGCTCCAACCTGTATAACCCCTGTTCCGTCAGCAGCTGTAACGTCGCTTCCTGACAAGCTTACTTCGAGAGGCACCGAGGGATTAGTAGAGCCTATAGCAAACTTTTGGGCAGATTTATTACCATTACTACTGTCAAGTGTAAGCATGGCTGTACTGCCTCCAGAAGCATATTTATATAAAATAGCTCCATCATCTAAATAAATGTCATTGTTGGAGCCATCAATAGCTCCTACTCTTAGGTCACCGTCCAGAGTTAGTTTATGTGTGATTTCACTAAAAGCTAAACCAGTACCGTTCCCTATACCAAAGTCCCCTGTACGTTTAAATCTGACATCAGTAGAAGGAGAAGAAGAATCATCTTGTCCCCATATATCACTTACCACGCCTAAAGAGTTAATTTTATCATATACTGCATTTACGGATGGTGCTTTATCTGTTATTCCATCCCAACCAGTACTGTAAACGGTATCGTCGATGTGGTCATCAATTCTACCTTTAATATATTGTTTGGAGATTAACCTGTCATCTAAAACTAAAGAATGTCCTCTGGTCATGGCTTGGGCGCCGATTCCTCCTAATGGTTTTCCTTGTTGTTTTTTTGGTACAGGCATGATATTCTCCGAAATGTTGGGTAGCTTTTTCTACCGTGCTACCCAAACGGTTAAGTCAGTTTAGTTTTAAACTATCTAAGCGGAAGTTACGATAACACCAGCTTCAGGTCTGACGATTTTCAATCCATATCTCATAGACATGTATGAACCGACAATTCCGAATCCGGGGTTTGCTTCTTCTACAGTTAGACCACGTCTCTCGACATAAGCCATAGGTTTAACGGACATATCAAATACACCGAACTTTGTCATTGGAACAAAGGCATTAACCATAACGTTAAGACCATATATTTGTCCTACTAGACCAGTTGCTGCTGCACTATTTACGTAGTCAAGACCGCCTTTCGATTGACTGTCATGGACTGCAGTTCCTGCGAAAGGTACGGTAAAGTCTGCTAAATCTAACAATACTTTGTAGTGAGATGGTGAAATCATGATAGTATCTGCATTCAATCCTTTTGCACCAATCAATTCAATTGCAGTTGTGATGTCAGCAAGTGTCATCTCTGCAGTTGAAGAGCTTCCTAGTCCAGAAGACGATGATATGTAATGTGAACCATTGTTGGTTCCCATTGAGGCGTACTCACTAGATGTGTACAAACCATAATCAGTCAGTCTTGAATCTTGACCAGATGCGGGTGTTCCCGGAGCTTCCCCAAAGAAAGCACCGTGTGGATTTGTTGAGAATACTCCGATTTCTGCTTCTGCGTCACAGGTAGCTGCTGAGTTCAAATCGAGTTGAGCTGAACTTACTAGCATACCAGTTCCGAAAGTTGCATCACCAACACCGAATAAAGCTTTTACTGCGTGAGCTGTGACGTGTCTGTCAACTGCTCTGCGAGCTTCGTTCAATGCTAATTCTATTTCAGAAAATCTGGAGTCTTCCATCATGCGTCGGGTAACGCCAATAGCTATACCCCATTCTTTCACGTTTATTCGTTCGTTTCTCATGTCAGTAGATTGATACTTAGGAGCGGTCCCTTCTTCAATTTGTTCTAAATTCATGGATTGCTTTGCGAACGTTATATCTATATCTCCACCGGTTTCGGTAGTGAATCTCTCTGCAAATAACGAGATTGCAGGTAACGCTGTTACCCTATAATCTTGTAATGCATCCTTGTAATCTACAAGAACACGGTTTGCTGAGGTTGAGCCACTGCCTTGACCTTGGGTTGTCAATAGTCCTTCTTTTGTTGTAACCATATTTAATCACCTACACTAGTAGTACTTTACACCACGAATCGGTAGCGTCTGCTGTACCGTCTGAGCCATAGCCTACGAAACTAGCTGCTAAGCCAATTGCGACGACATTATGCTGACCTGAGTCAGCTGTGACTTCTAGTTTACCTGCGGTTCCGGAGAGTGTTAACTCTGAACCAATTGGTATATCTTCTGTTACTTGGACATTTACTACAATGCCTTTTCCTGTAATAATGGAAGTTGGAGCACCTGAAACGGCGTCTACGAATAGAACACCTAGTGCTTTTTTATGTCCGCTGTCGGCATCTAATTCTGCGTCATCTGCACATGCTATGATTTTTCCAGCTGAGTTTATATCTACGAATAAACCTGCTTCAATATCTGCATTTGCAGCGCCGAGATTCATAATCCTTGCCGGAGCTCCACCATCATTAACTAATATTTCTGTTGCCATATTTTGTTATTTCCTTTTTAGTTTTTATACCCGGTAAATTTCATTTTACCATCTTCCATCGCAAACATGCGTGGGGTATCTTCTGCCTCTACAGGCGTTTCTTCAGCATCGTGGGCCTTACCCTTTCCAAAAGTGCGTTCTGCTTCTTCTGGTATTGGCATGGACTCCATAGCAATACTAAATCCTTCTAACTTGTTCTCTTCCCATGAAGATAATTCCTCAACACGAGCGTCCTTGTTTTCCTCTTCGAGTTTCCCAAGAACAGCCTCTTTCTCTATAATCGTACTAACGATTGAAAGTTTGGTTGCTTTAGCATCTGCTTCAGCTCTCTCTGCTTCCATATCTTCGTACTTCTTCACTAGAGTAAGTGCTTCCTCATGCTTGGTATTAATTTCATCATAGGCTACTTTCATATCAGTAAGCTTAGACTTCATAGATGCGAATTCACGCTCTGTAATAGTCTCTGCTTCTGATACATCTTTTACTTGTTCTTCAGCCATATTTTCTACCTCGCTGTTGTTCCCGTGTGTATCACAGGTACATGAATCTTTCTTATGACCATCACAGTCACAGTCAGATTCCCTTTCACCGAATTCACGGTGTTCATCACATTCCTTTCCTTTTTCAATTGTACATGCTTCACATACGGGGGTTCGAGTTTCATTATCAATAAAGCTCACCTCGATAGGACGAATGTCCGTTGCAAATGGTTCTCCTAAAACATCCACGTCTTTTGAAAACCAATCGATACTCACATGTGTCATATCGCCGTTTTCCAACTTTCCTAGCACTTCATTAGTTTTACCCGCATCTTTGTAGATTTGGGCTAACATCTTAATACCAGTTTTACCATCATCCATCTTGATTATTTCTGGGTTGATAGCCTTGCCAATCAAGTCGTCTTCGGTTCGCTGGTGATTAAAGTAAACAGGAAGCTCCTTAAATGCTTCCAAATTGTCTTTTAGTATAGATGGTTCTATATAAACCTTCTGGTCACCCTCAGCATCATGTACTCCTGACGTGATAGCTATTACTGGGTAATCTATACTTTCCTTACCTATATTTAAAGGTTCTGCTAACTCAAGAGCAAATGTACGTTTAGAGTCTTCATTGGTACCACTGTGGTCTTTTGCAAACTCTCTTAAAGTACCTTCATCTACTCTCATACGGCATAAATTCGCCGACATTTGTTCATGGTTTTCTACACCTCTCCGTTTAAGGATAGGTCCAGTAGCTATGACACATTTTTCGTATTCGTATTCTTCGCTCATTGTTCTCGGTCTCCTGTAAGGTTTCTATTTTCGACACGTGCTGATTCCTCAGTCTTGTCTTGGTCTCTTCCACCGGATACATTTGCATTCTTTGCAGTTTCCTGCTGTTCTACAATACCCTCTGGATTAAGACCCCTTTCTAATCTAACTTCACCGGGTGATAGTACACCCTCAGAAAGATATATCATATCCGTTTTTGCTTTAGTGAATGCATCACCAACATTAATTTGACGGAATGAAAATCTAGCCCCTCCAGATTCTAATTGGGGCATAAGTTGTGAATTGATTGCTGCTTCCACAGCACTCTGTAAATGTTTAACGTAAGGTTCAAAAATAGCACGTGCTTGTTCAGGTTTATCGAACATTGATACAGGTACCTTCAATGCTATATGTATCTTTTTCATAATATCATCTGTGTATTTACCATACTCAAACGCTCTTTGTGTGCCTTGCATTTCTTTTATTGTAATGTCATTACCATGTATAATATCTTCACCCGGTTCTAATGAATTAAACGCGTCCACAATTTCGTTAATTTTATCAGGACCATAAGGCATATCGGGTAATCCAGCGCTAATATCAAACCTACTAGTAGCGTATTTGTTGAGAGCAGCACCAATATCCCGTTCTGCATAATCTTTGAGGTCAACCAAATAAAGAACTGGATGGATGTCACTAAGCCCGTAAGCATAATCATCAAACGGATTGTTTTTATATTCAATAATTTCGTCTTCTTCAAATCTAACATTTTCTGAGTCATCTCCTATATCTTGATAATAGTACATAATTTGGCCACTAGGGTCTCTCTGTACATACATATTCTGTGATGAGCGTAAAACTAAATTGTCACCGGTATATTCTAAATACCCAGTTCCAAATATCCTTCCATTCCGTAACCAAGAATAAATTATCTGTTCTAAATTTATCTCGTCAAAAAATGTAGCAATAGCATCACGTTCTTGTTCATCGTCTGTTACAATATCATATCCATCTTTAGCTGCATAAATACAAGGTAAGTCAATGAGTGTTCTTATAATTGGGTCAGATAGATACACATTCATGTATGTTTTGTTATCACCAATTTGGGGCTCTTTATCTGCACCGCCACCATAACCACCACCAAGACCTGAATTATTTTGGAGTTTAATACGTTTAATAACACCGGCTCCGAAGTCTCTAGGACTGTCCTTCGAAAAGGGAGGGTTGTTACCTACAGTTGCGAATTCTCTTCTACGCCCTAAAAAGGGCAAATAATCTCGTAGAGGCATGGCTATCAATACTTATAAGGCAAAGCTAGTATATAAAGCTTTCCCTCAAATACCTCCGGGTGAGTGTTTATTTAAAGTATTTCCACTTCTTCTAGAAGTATATAAGCCTTGTCCAGTCCAATTACTACTATGTTTACTAACTGGTCTACTATTAGGAATCGTTACACTAGAAAAACTACCAGAAGATGGTAACATAGACAGTGCTGCATGTAAAGCTATCGCTGTACTATCACAGTAATCATCGTGTTTCCCTGAAGGTGCTGATATCTTCTCTGTCTTATTAGCTGCATCCATTGTATATTCTAAATCGACATGCTCTCTGTACCATTTATTAACTAATTTTGCATCTTTAGGTGGTAAATTCTTTGGGTCTGGTATTAAAACTTGATTTTTTTGGAAATATGACACCATGTCTCTATATATTTGCGTTTTAGTACCTCTTGGTCCACCAGTAAAAATAAACGGTAGAAAATGTATACCACTTTCCATGCATGCTATCCTCATCTCGGTTTCAATAGCACCACCAATACCTGTAGCATCAATAATAAGCTTATCGGCACCGTAACTATTAGCAATAGCAATAATACGCTCACGTTGGTATGGAATGTCATGTCCACCTGTTCGTGGACTAATTTCTTCTAAGTAAATGAGTGTCGCAACGTTCTGGTCACTGGATTTTTGGGTACCCCAAACACTAATAACCGTGCTATTAACTGATTTACCAATATCCACACCCACTGTACAGTTTGGAACTTTAGTCCCTCCTTCAACGAATTGTATAGGTTGGAACGTGCTACGTAATAATTCAGGATTAAATATTTGTGAGACGGACTCGACGAAGGCACATTCGTATTCTGTTCTCCAATATATCGATTCTTCACCCCATTCCATCATTTTGGTAAGCATATCATCCTCTGTATAAGGTGGTCCATAGGCTCTTCCTGCTTTTATAGCATCTCTCCATGTATAGTGTAATTGGGTAAAACTTTCTGCATAAGCTTCATCGTATAAATAACGATACATGTGGTTTTCTTTACTTTTCGGGGTACCTAAGTTTATAAAGGGAGCTTTGTTAGATATAATACAAGGCTCTACATTATCTATAAAAAGTTTATCATCTATAAGTGGACTCTCATCTACTACTAAAAAGGTAGGATGTTGACCTCTTATAGCTTGACCTTGATTTGAAGCTGCGATAGGAGCTCTACGAAGCACCGTTCCCCCCTTCATTGTGATATTAGGTTTATTATGGAACCTATAATGGTCTATCAAGCCATTTAAAAAAGCATTATCAGCAAAATGCCTATAACAATAATTAAATATAAGTGCAGCTTGGTCCTCAGAAGGAGCCAAGATAAAAACTAAATCTCTGAATCTCTTAAAAAACATATAGATACATACAGCTACCGAAAGAGCAAAAGATTTACCTGAGCCTCGTGGAGCCAGAATAGCTAATTTACGCTGTTTTTCTTTATCACCACTAGGAAAAGTAAGAGATTTTACAATAATATCCTCTTGCATCGGACGTAGTTTTAATGGTCTTCTTTTATTATCAATTAAATATGATTCACAGAATGCCCTGACAAGTAATGTCATTTTCCTATCGTCAGTTCTACACTTTTCGAATATTTTTTCTAATTGAAGAGAATCATGAGCAGCTATGCCACTAATCGCTGCGTTCAGTTTTTCCTGTTCGTTCTTTACCGCTTTCATCTTCCTCCTCGAATAACCCTTCTAAAACTTTAGAGAAGTTCTCTGTATTTTTTTCAACAAGCGTTGGAACTTCTATATTTAACGCTCTGAACTCTGTATGTATGTCTTTAACGATTGTATTTCTTTGACGCAAGAGCTCTGTTCTAGCGTTAACATCCCGAATACATACAAGAATTTCCTCCCAAAGAACATCTTCAAGAGCAAGATTGCGAGCCAGCAAACGGACAAGTTCTTTATGACGTTCATATTCCCCTTCTCCAACTCGCTGGCGTAACCGCGTCTCGTATAACTCAACGTCCATTACTTGGATTCGTCGAGTGCTGCCTTAACCTTGAGTTTAATAGTATCTGCCATCATGTCATCTTTTTCATCCCAAGCTGACATAATAACATCTTGTAAAACTTTGTTATTGACTTGCTTTTTCACTTCATCGTCAAGTTTTTCATATGCTTTCATTTGAACTTTAGATAGTGCTTTATCAAGATGTGCCATAATTTCATCATCGTACTTCTTAAATAAAGGCAATACCAGTGCTCTGATTTTTGGTTGTGTGTAACCGACATAAGCAGCTAGTGCTGCAATGACTGCTATACATACCATTAATTCAGGGCTGTCCATCAGAGTATCTAAAATACCTGACTCCTTTACAGCGTCTCCAAGTTCAAGAGTCATATTGTCACTTGTCTCGTTGGCTGTGGTCTCGTTGTTTGTTTCGTTTGCCATAGGTTTTCACCTAATTCTTATAGGAACTAGCCCCTATATAAAACTATCGCTCTAAACCCTATTTAAGTGTATAGAACCCAATAACCCCAACTAGCACTACTAACTTTAACAACGTTACATTGCAAAGCGGCATCGATTGCCTCTCCTGCTCCGTCTATTGCTGCTTCCATAGCTTCTACTGCTTCGGTCATGGTATTGTATCCTTCACCTTGTAATGATGTACTTGCCATATTTTATTTCTCCTTTTGTTTTGTGGCCCCATTAGACGCTTTTTGCTTTAAGGTCCTGTGGGTTCGTGGTCTGTTTAGGAGCCACATAATACTATATGCGGCACTAGTATATAAAGATTACGTTTTATTACAACGTAAGCACCTAACAGTGCCATCATAGTAGTGCGCAATACACCTACTTTCACACACAGGGCATCTATACATTATTACTTCTTACTCTTTGGTGGAGTAGGTAAACCATGTTCATTGGTTTGTTCCTTCTGTTCAATCAAGTGCATTTGTTGTTGATGTTTACTTTCTACATCGTGTAATTGCTTCTGGTGTGCCATATTCATATCAATAACTGCTTGTGCTTTCGTTTTATAGAATTCAGCTTTCGATACTTGCTCGGTTTTCCACACATCTAACGCATCTTTA